ATAAAAGCTACATTTTTTTAACACTTCGTTGTTTATATTACGACTTACAAAAAGAAAGAAACAAAATTGAAAAAGTGGACATAGAAGAAATAAAACCTATTGGTGTCACTTATGATTACATAAGCGAAGACGAAGCTTATAGTGCAATCATTGAAAAAATAGAAGAAGAAACAGAATCTTGGCATTGGTACGACAAAATGATGTATGAACTTTACCGCGATTCAGGTAAGTCTATGCGCGATATATCGGCAGAAACACGAATAAGTGTAAGTTCAATATACCAAACAATAAAGTATTGTAAAAAACAAATAAAAAACAAAGTAGGTGAAGACTACGAAGATTATAAAAACGAAGAATACGAACTAATAAAATGATTATGGAAAAAGACGTAGATTACTATAATAGTTTAGACAAAAGAAGTAAAGAATATAAAGACTGGAAAAAGTCACAAAAAGCCGAAGGTCTTGGTGATGTTGTAGAAAAAATAACCGAAGCTACAGGAATTTCAGCAGCAGTTAAGTGGTTAGCTGGTGATGACTGCGGTTGTGACGAAAGAAAAGAAAAGTTAAACAACTTATTTCCGTCAAGGTGGAAAGCTGACTGCCTACAGGAAGACGAATACAAATGGTTAGATAATTGGTTTAAGTTAGATAAAAGTATAATGAAGCCTACTGAACAAAAAGAAATGTTAGTAATATACAACCGTGTGTTTAATGCACGTCAGCAATTTACTACTTGTTCAAGTTGTTTAAGAGATATAATGAATAGAATGAGAAAAGTTTACGAAACATACGAAAAATAATATGGCACAAAGAGGCAGACCAAAAAAAATACAAGACCCAAAAGAATTAGAAGACATCTTCGAAGCTTATAAAACCTACACAAAAACGAACCCAAGGTTTAAATACCACCTTAACCAACGTACAGGCGATATGGTAGGAGAACCATTAGAAGTACCACTAACAATAGAAGGCTTTGAAATATATTGTTACAACAAATTTGATTTTACAGTTAAACACTATTTAGAGAATACAGAAAACAGATATCAAGATTTCTGTACTATCTCTACACGCATACGTAAAGAAATACGTGATGACCAAATAAAAGGCGGTATGGTAGGACAGTATAACCCAAGTATTACGGCACGTCTAAACGCGTTAAAAGAACAAATAGAACAAACGAATATAGAGCAACCACTATTTCCAGATGTTTCAAAGAACGACGGCAATAAATAAAATACTTGCGTTAAAAAAACGAATCAAGATAGTTCAAGGTGGTACTTCAGCCGGTAAGACTTACGGCATACTACCTATTCTAATAGACCGTGCAGCTAAAACACCTAACACCGAAATAAGTGTAGTAAGTGAATCAATACCGCATTTGCGTAGAGGTGCTTTACGTGACTTCTTAAAGATTATGAAGTCCACACAAAGATATGTAGATGAACGCTATAATAAAAGTCTCTTAAAATACGAATTTGCAAACGGCAGCTTTATAGAATTTTTTAGTGCTGACGACTCAAGCAAGCTCCGCGGTGGGCGTAGAAGTATACTCTACATCAATGAGTGCAACAGTGTAAGCTTTGAAAGTTTTAACGAATTGTCAATTAGAACGAAGGACGAAGTATTTTTAGACTACAACCCAACCGCAGAATTTTGGGTGCAGACAGAACTTGAAGGTCAAGACGACGCAGAAAAAATAATACTTACCTACAAAGACAACGAAGCACTTGACAAAGGTATAATAGACCAAATAGAAAAGAACATAAAGAAAGCCGAAACAAGTAACTACTGGCGTAACTGGGTAAATGTTTATGTGAACGGGGTTATGGGTAGACTTGAAGGCATCGTCTTCAGTAATTGGCAGACCATAGACACAATACCAAACGAAGCCAGGCTTATAGGTATAGGTGTTGACTTTGGTTATACTAATGACCCAACAAGTATTATAGAAGTCTACAAAATGAACGAAACACGAATACTAAATGAAGTAACATATCAAACAGGTTTATTAAATAGTGACATAGCCAAAATACTACCACGTGACGTACCTGTTTACGCAGATAGTGCTGAACCTAAAAGTATAGCAGACATACAAAGGTATGGCATCACAATAAAAGGCGTTACAAAAGGACGTGACTCAATTAACTACGGTATTGATGTTATGCAACGTGAAAACTATTTAGTGACTTCACAAAGTACAAACCTAATTAAAGAATTAAGGTCTTATTGTTGGGATACAGACAAAACAGGTAAACGATTAAACAAACCAATAAGTATGTTCGACCACGCTATTGACGCAGTCCGTTACCACGAAATGGAAACACTTGGTATGAACAAAAATTACGGTTCATATTCTATTCTCTAAACTACAAAAACACGAAAAATAAGTTATATAATTATGAAGCTTGATATATTACTTCCTACTTCACTTTCAGAAATACCTTTATCAAGGTATCAGAAATTTATAGAAATGAAAGAACAAAGCAATGACGAAGAATTTATTGCAAACAAAATGATTCAAATATTTTGTGGTATTGAATTAAAAGAAGTAATGCAGATTAAGGTAAAAGAACTAAATGGCTTAATAAAACACTTTACTGAAGTATTTAGTGTAAAGCCACAACTTGTTAGGCAATTTAAAATAAAAGATATTGAATTTGGTTTTATACCTAAAATAGACGACATAAGTTTTGGTGAATACGTAGATTTAGAACACCACTTTCAAAACTGGTCTACTTACCACAAAGCTATGGCGGTTATGTTTAGACCTATCAAAGAAAAACACGGAGACAAGTACACAATAGTAGACTACGAACCTAACGAAGATATGCAAGAACTAATGAAGTTCGCACCTTTGGACGTAGCTATAAGTGCATCGGTTTTTTTTTGGAGTTTAGGAAGCGAATTATTAAGTCTTACGATGAACTATTTACAGAACGAAGTGAAGAAGATGACGCATTCGCTGAATACTCAGAACGAAGCCAATTCGGTAAACGTTGGGGCTGGTATTCATCAATCTATAAATGCGCTTCAGGCGATATCACCAAGTTTGATGAAGTCACCAGAACAAGACTTACTCAATGTCTCACCTATCTTACCTTTGAAAAGCAAAAAACGGAAATTGAAAACCGCGAACTTAAAAGACAAATGAAACGATAACTATGAATTATTTTGATATTATAGACAAACTTAAACAACACTTTGAAAGTGACGCAATCATAAACACCGTTACACAAGGCGACATTTTTGAAGTAGACTTAAACAAGCAGACAATATTTCCGTTAGTTCATTTAATCGTAAATACGGCAACTTTTGAAGAAAACGTAATAAGATACAACATTAGTATTTTAGCTATGGACATAACCGATATAAGTAAAGACGCAAACACGAATAACTTTGACGGCAACGACAACGAACTTTATGTACTCAACACTATGTTAGCCGTTCTTAATAGGTGCTATGAATTGTTAAGACGTGGCACTTTATACACCGATAAATTTCAAGTAGACGGTTCACCAACTTGCGAACCTTTTACTGAACGATTTGAAAACAAGTTAGCTGGCTTTACAATGACCGTAGATATCTTGATACCAAACGATATGACTATTTGCTAATGGCAGAATTTGAAAACATACAACAACTATTAGAAGACTTCAGAGATAAAGTTATAGCAGAAGCCAAGCGCGGAGTGCCAAGAGATACAGGCAAGCTTGCTGATAGTATTAAAGGTTATGTTAAAGAATCTAAAAATAGTATTCAAATATCTTTTGAAATGGACGAATATGGTTTTTATAAAGACCAAGGTGTAAGAGGTAACAAAAGTTCAAATAAAGGCAACGGTCAGAATAAATCACCTTTCAAGTTTGGCACTAATAGTTCATTAATAGGCAAAGCAAAAGGTGGTATGTCTGGTATAATGGCTAAATGGGCAAAGCGTAAAGGTCTACAATGGCGAGATAAAGAAACAGGTCGTTTTATGAGCCACAAAAGTATGGGTTATCTTATAGCAAGAAGCATATATTCTAAAGGCATTAAACCAAGCTTATTTTTTACCAAGCCTTTTGAAAAGTATTATAACAAATTACCAGATGAATTAATGGAGATGTTTGCTTTTGATATGGAAAAACTATTTAATCAAATCACATCAGAAAACTTTAAAAAATTATCTAAATGAATTTAGCACGGTCACCATACATAGTAGAAATAGCCGAAACAGGTCAAGAAGGTAGTAAGGTAGAATTGTTTTTAGGTAGTGACAT